ATCAAAAGATACTTGGTCTCGATTTACACCTCTATCAAACCAATGCCACCAAAGATCACCAAACCTACTAATAGTATCAGACATCTTTCTGTATATAATAGTACCTAAAGGACTTCTATATTTTCTAAAATTATATCCACATTCAAATAACATCTTCGTAAGATTTATACCTTGATCATAAGAAAAGAAAGAACACTCAAACCCTTCTAACATTTCATCATAGTAAGAGAACCTGTCTGGATGTCTTAGTATAGTGAATGGAAATCTCTTCTTTGCATCTTCAACAAACTCCTTTGTCATCTTATAACAACCATCTATCCACACAGTATCCTCACCCTTGTCAAAATATTTGTGTGGATTTATCTTTGGGTATGCAGATAATCTTCTAGGACATTCTATATCTACATCTAATTTTATAAACTCCCATGGTCCTTTTTGTTCCACAGTTCCATCATGGAACATAACATATCTTACATCAAGATCATAATAATGATCAGGTATTACATCATATCCATTAGTAATACATGAATATATTATCATACTACTGCTCTTAGAATCCTACGTGCCTTCTTTTTGAATTCATTTTCGTTTTCATTCATAGCAAAATCATAAGACTCTTCATAGGTTTTTACTCTAGTTGACTGTGATAGATCAACTTGTACAGGCACTCTTGGTATTCTATCTTTACCAAAAACAAGATACTCTGCTATGCCTGATGTTGCCTGTCCTATATGATGACAGAACTCCCCATCTACAAAATGATATCCCCAATAATGTTCATTCCATTCCCTTATCCTTTTTGTATTATGTCTCCATATGCAACAGTTTATCGTGTGATCAAAGTATGATGCTTTGAATCCAGATGCAGCAACCTTTTCACACCATCTATACAATCTCTCCTCTGGTACAAATCCAACTCTGTACTGCTTCAATACTTCTCCTAACAAAGTCCTTTTAGCAGGGTGATTCATCTGTGTGATTTCATTCTTTTCTAAAAATTCTTTTGAGTTCTTTACAAATTGCTCTGTCATAGTATAACAACAATCAATCCACACATGAGGTTCATCAAAAAACAAATGAGACATGCATCTCGTGTGGTATGCATTTAGTATTGGATCATCATACTTACAATCTAATTCTATAAATTCCCACGGACCTTTTTGTTCGATTGGTTTATCATAAAACATCACATACTTAACATCCCTGTCATAATAATGATCAGGGATATTGTCGTAAGCATTTATATTGGCAGTGAATATTATCATTTCTTATATGATTCCTGAATCACTCTATCAGTTACATTACCTGGTTCACGTAAGAACCAACCAGTTGCAATGTACTTAGATTTTTCTCCTGTAAGGAATGAACCACGATGCATATGTGTGTATGTTGCTGGCCATAATACTAGGGTTCCCTGTGTAGGTTGGAAGGAACATTTCTGATGTAGGTAATCAGTTGCTCCACCATTCTCATAAGGAATATCATTTAGATATATCATCCATGTAAGAACTCTGTCACGGTATATAAATGCTCCATCTTCACAGTGCCAAACATGATACCCACCACCAGGATCCGTCCTTTGTAACTTACATGTCCATGAAGATATAGGATCAGAAGAATCTATTATTCCAGAATACTCTTTAGCATACATTTCAAACCCTGCACCAATGACAGCATTTACTTGTGCAGCAATATAAGTATCACATACTTCAAGATATAATTGATGGTCTTGTCTTCCCATCTTCCCATTACTAAACTGAGTATCACCTACATTAAATGACTCTAGATGAATATCAGTATCACCAAATATATTTTTCTTAGTATATTTTATATTATAATAATAGTCAAAAGCATTTATTAGAGTTTCACTAAACTCGGTTGACATGAAATTTTTTATCACACCTATGTGATCATTGAAGATCATCTCATGAGGACCATCTGAAAATAACTTTATTTCAGGATTCATCTTTGGTGGACAACCTTCTAGAGGTTGTTGATTTTCTTCATTCATTGTTGTTGTTGCTGTTGGTATGCTGCAGGTGGAATACGACCTACGTATTCATCAAGTTCCATTAGTTGTTCAATCATAATATCTTGACCATTCTGTTTCCAATATTCTTCAAGACCTTCTTTACTATTTTTATGAAAGATGTCTATGTGTTCTTCATGAATAGCAGAACCCATATCTAATCTATAATTGAATATGGGAACGGCATAACCTTTACCACTATCAAGAATAAGATCTTCGGAAACAGCACGAGGTTTAATATTCTGGTCAATCTTCCAGAAGTTTCCTCGTGAATGGAGTTTCAAAATCTTCTCTGCATGATGTCTTGTTATAATATAACATGCTGCAGAGAAATCGTTTATAAAACGATGATGTATCTTCATATGAATACCATTAGGATTTATGATAGTAAACTGACACGTATCAAAATTTACTGGCATCTTTTTCCTAATACCTTTCCAAGTAAATGTCCAATGCCTTGCAGGACTAAGATCAATATCATCCTCCATTACCATAACCTCATTGAGGTCTGTCTCCTCAACAAAATACTTTATAGCATTGAGATGTGACATGACACAAGCACACTCACCTGCGTTCATGTTATCTGGAACAGTACCCTTTAGATACTCCTCATATTCAACACCATCAACACCAGATATCCTATGATGATCCTCAATACCCCAATAGGATAGCTGCTCTTCCATATATTGTTTTCTTTCTGGAACTCTGTCGAGATTGATCCAAAGAACTTTAGGAAGACCTTCTAGTTTATGTACTGCTTTATTTTTGTCCACGTCTTTTTTTCATGTAATCAATGTTTTCATAATATGCTTCAAGCTTATTCCTATCCCAGTACTGCATCTTCTCCCACTCTTTACGATTATCCTCTATGTGTGGGTTGGTAAACCAAGAGTTCTGTGTTCTACTATGTTCTAAATGGAAGATATCATTATTCAATCTTATAACATTAGAACAAGTATTAAATCTATGATACCTTTCATCATCCTCATATCCATATGAAATAAATTTTTCATTCTCCATACCTAATCTCTTATACTCTTCAGTATTAAAGAACTGACAGAATCCAAACTTAGCATCCCACTTCCTCATGTGACCTTCAAATGTTTTGAAGTTGAAGTTTGTGTTTATAAAATCACTAACTAAATTATCATTTGCTTTGACTTGAAACTGGAACATACCATATCCATATGGATATACAACCTTCACAGGTTCTGGTACTGTACCTTCATCCGAATTTGGTGGTAGATATCCTTCGACAAGATACTTACATGCTAGAAAATGAGAATCATACGGTAGAATAATATCACAATCATGGTTACAAACAATTGGTGTGTCCACCATCTCAACCATATCATTGATCAATCTTGTTCTATGAAAAATAAAATCATCGCTTTGCTCAAAGATATGATCTAGATTTTCATACTCTTGTTTATAAAGTACAGTTTCTAATTGTGGTCTTACTGAACTATTAAATATTGATTCTTTATCAAACTCCTTGACAATAACCCTAGCATTAAAATTCTTCAGAAGATATGTTAATGTAGTAATAACATTTCTCATTCTATCTGCACTCTCAATCCTCAATGGGATGACATAAGTACATGCATTTTTCAAGTCCACTTTACTAGAGTCCTCCAATCGTTCTTCTTTTGGATCGTCCCAAACTTCTTCTGTCATTAGATTACCTCCCAATTGTTACAGTATAGGTCAGATGTATCGTGGTCTTTGGTGTATCCAGTACCAAACCACTTCTTCGGTGCGATGATTCTCTTATCTGGATTTTCTGATAACCATGAACCCCACCAAGAGAAAGAGGAGTTGGCAATGATAAAGTCAGTACACATAGACATCATACACAAGTCTGCAAGATTGTCACCACCTTCTGAGATAAGGAACCTGTCATCAGGGAACTCAGTACCACACCATTCAGGATCATCAGAAAAAACAACCACTGTACGATTGTTATCAAACTTTGACAGTGCAGTATCATAATATTCTTTAGGACAAGGTGGATGATTATCACAGTTCTGTATATAGTCACCCCTACGAACATGTAATGCAATAGGATCTTTCAGTGTATCCATCATCTCCTTACATGGATTATAGATATCATTCTTGAATCTAAAATCTTCTCTTATTTCTTTTTCTATATGATCAAAATACTTTGTACTCTGTAAGTATGCATAGACATTATGTCCATCAGGCATATTGTCAAATAAATTCTGGTCAAAATGAAAGTGTGCTTCCTGAACATAAGGACCAGGAACCTCATTGATATTAATAAGACCTGTTAGTTTGAATGCTTCAAACAACTGATGGTCGTTCCATTCGTCTTTGAAATCGCTAGGTGGTATAGCAAATTCAAAACCACGATGAGCAGCAATGCCTCGTAGTCCTGCATACTGGAACATCTGGTTACCCAGTCTTCCATGTCTTCCTAGATGGTTGAATCCTATAGTCATGCTGAATGTTTCTTCTTCAAGTATTCAATCTCCTTTGGTAGGAGGTGTTCGTTTAATCTTTGTGTTTGATTAGGATGTTCACGATTTGATATGTGAAAATCCATTAGTACCAATGGGTCTCCCTGATATTTATAGAGTCTGTAATACATATCACAGTCCATAAGCATGGTCAAATCTTCATCAAAATACTCATCAAGATCTCCTTTCAACGCTAGTATAGAAGGAGAACTAAGAGTATTAATTCC